GTGGAGTTAATTATAACAAAATATCTTTAGAAGAAGCTATTAAAGGTAATGACATTTTAGTACCTCTTGATAGAACAACTTCTGCTGGAATCCCTTGGATTTTTGAGAAAACAAAAACAAAAGGTAAAACTCAGTGGTTAGGACAAAATGAAAATTGGATTATTGATAATGAAGCTTTATGCAAAAAAATCAATGATTTCGAAGAATTAGTTCTAAAAGACTCAGTTATACCCCCAATTTTCTTTCTTGATCAAACAAAGGATGAACGTAGACCTATAGATAAAGTTTTAAAAGGCAAAACTCGAATGTTTGCTATTGGACCAATGCATTTTTCAATTTTATTTAGACAATATTTCTCATGGTTTGATTCTCATTGTAAACAACATCGTATTTATAATGGATCACTTGTAGGAATTGATCCACATTCTTTTGAATGGACAAAGGTCTTCAACCATATGTCCGAAATTAACGATCCGAAAACAGATTGCTTTCTCGCTGGAGATTATTCAAATTTTGATGGCTCTTTAAATAGATCTATCCTTTGGATAATTTTCGATTCAATTATAGAAATAGGTAAAATAGACAAAAATTCATCTGATTATAAAGTAATGCTTGCCTTGTGGACCTGCCTCACAGATTCACTTCATATTCATAAACAACATATTTATCAATTAAATCATTCTCAACCTTCTGGAAATCCTTTTACAACTATTATTAACACTCTTTACAATTTAGGAATACTCGATTTTTGTATATTCTTTATATTACGAAATAATGATAAACTAGTAGATAATTTAGATGCTCACTATCATGCGTACGCGTATGGTGATGATAACCTTATGATATTTTCTGATTACTTAAAAGATAGTATAGATCCCTTAGATATAACTCATTTATTATCCCTTATGGGACATACTTACACTACAGATCTGAAAGATGATTCGCAACAAGCGTATAGACCTATTGACGAAGTCTCAATTTTGAAACGTAAATTTGATTTCGATTATTCCCTATTTTATTGTTTCGCGCCACTAGAACTTGATACAGTGCTCGAAATGTTAAATTGGGATAAAGAAAGAAATTACGGAACAAAATTGACTCAACTTTTTGTTAATGGTGATACGATGCAACGTGAATTATTACACCACCATGAGCTCTACTATGATCTCTTTTGGTTAGATAAAACACTACCCGCTTTAAAGGAATTAGGCTACCAAGATCAACGAGTCTTACCTTATCCTATATTGCGAAATTTGCATGCTTCAACCATGAAGAATGCTTAAACAAACATTTCTTGTTCTGGCGTAAAACTACTACTGTTAAAGACCAACGGGAAGATTAATTTCAACCCTCGAAAATCTTAAACTTTAGTAGACTCGCTAATGGCAATTAAGTCAAAGTGACCAAGAAAGAACCTGTTCCTCAGCCTACAGTTAAATCTGCTGAACTTCCACAAAAACAAACACAAACAAACACACCCAATCCATATAAACATTTCTTATTCTGGCGTAAAATCACTACTGTTAAAGACCAACGGGAAGATTAATTTCAACCCTCGAAAATCTATAACTTTAGTGAACTCGCTAATGGCAATTGAGTCAAAGTGAATAAGAAAGAACCCGTTCTTCAGCCTACGGTTAAATCTGCTGAACCTTTATATTTTAAAATAGAATATAATTTAAAGTTTGATGCTATTTAGCATGAACCGCAAACTCAAAAACCCAGTTCACCCCAAACTTCTTATGCCTAGTACATGCATAAGTCGTAGAATAGTACTACTGAATCAACAACAACACAAATAAACCCAACAAATCTCGAATCTACAGCTAATGAATCGAATGTTTATGCTCAACAAACCTTAACTATCCAAGATTTAGCTCCAACCGACCCAACTACCATTCCACAAATGACATCCTTACCAACTTCTATTACTGATGTAGCTGTAGAAGATCGTGATCATTCTATCCACGATTTTCTGTCTCGACCCCGTGTTTTAGCACAAGGAACGATTCCTGCTGGAGGTGCAACAAATGACTTAATTCTCTCACTTTCTTTTCCTAATGATTTATTGACCTTAACTTCTATTCGTGAAAAACTTAAAGGTTTTCTTTATCTTCGTTCTGATATTATAGTAAATATTATTTTTACAGTAGCTCCAACTACTAGTGGCTCCTTCAGAGCCATAATTGCACCTGACCTGGACCCTTCTTTTCTCAATACCCGCACTCGTAACGCAATTGTAACCTCTCAATTTCCTAATCATATTATTAATGTTGCTGACATGCCTAATTTAGTTCATACCATTCCCTGGATATCTCAATATACACATCGAAATCTCACGGATCAATTAGGTAATGCTGGATATTATCGTCTTTATAGATTAACACCAACTTCCGCTCCTGTTTCTTATATCGTTTATGCTTCTTTTGATACACAAAATTCCAATTTTAGTTTAACCCAAGCGACTCCTGCCGCTCCTCGTTTTGCTCCTCTTTCTGTCTCTCAATCCGATTTTGATTTAATTAAAAATTTAAAATATTTATCTCCCGATGAAAAAGTAAAATTAGCTAAAACTTATCCGTCTTTAAAATATGATGCTCACGTTAAAACTGAATCAGCTGCTACCAATTTTGGCTTATCTAAAATTGCTAGTGCAACTGGTGCTCTTGCTTCTACATTAAAAGGAATCCCTTTATTGGGATCTGTTGCTCAAACCGTTGTCCCCATAGCTAATCTCGCCGCCAATATTTTTTCCGCCTTTGGATTTTCACGACCTAACAACGAACAACCCGTCAAACCCTATAAATTACATCCTGCTCATGATAACGTTACATCTGATGGAACCCATACTTCTCACACTTTTGCAATGCAAAATTTAAATACAGTCAAAACGTCGCCTGGAACCTATGGTTCCGAGACTGATGATCTTGCATTAGCTCGTATTTACCGTCATCCTAATTTTACTGGTTCTTTTACAATTTCTACTTCACAAACTTATCGTCAAGTTATTGGTTATATTCCTATGGATGGTTTTGAAGGTGTTGGATTTTCTATGCCAACAGATGATGATTTAGTATCAATCGCGAATAATATAACTCTCACTCACCAATCTTATTGTATGATGCTTTTTAAATACTGGCTTGCTAAAATAGTTATTAACGTCCATGTTTTTGCTACCCAATTTCATTCTGTTAAACTCCGTTTTATTATTGCTCCTGGATATCATGATAGCGTTTTACCTCCTTTTGTAGATGATAGTAATTCTGTAGTCGTTAACTTTGGAAAAAATTCTTTTCATCAAATTAAATTTCCTGAAGTAACAAACCGTCAATTTTTGCTTAATAGACATGCCGACCATTTTGTTCCTCCTTTTGATACACGCACTATTGCTTCTAATGTTTCCCTTGGTTCTCTTTTTATTTGCATAGAAGTTCCGCTTTTAACTATGAATGATACTGTTTCTCCAACAATTCATGGTATTACTGAACATTTCTTTGAAGATGCTCGGTTTATGGTACCATTAAATTTTCCAATTGTCCCTCAACTTGCTCAATCCCCTACAAAATCTGTTTTACCTATTGTTACTGCTCATATTGAATCTCTTTACGTTACAACTGCCAACACAAGCTCTTCAAGCAATTCTGTAGTTTCTTCTAATATGGATGCTCCTAAGCACAATTTTACAGCTTATGAACAAACATCAGGTGAAGCTATAGTATCTCTTCGTCAATTCGCTACACAGTTTACTGAACCTCTTCTTGCTATTTCTCCAGAAACTTTACCTGGAGCCGCCCCTTATATAAATTACGACCCTTTTCGAACTTTTTATTTAGATCCCGACTTCCCCAATGATACACATTCAGATAAATTAGATTATATTTTAGCACCCTTCGCATTTCATAAAGGATCTCGTCATGTTAGAATTTATTTTGCTTCTGGTGATAGCTCAGCAACTTATTTATCTGCTTGTTTAGACACTATTGCAAGAGTAACAAATCGTATTACAGTTGCCGCTTCTCGAATTCTTCATCCTTTTGCTCAAACTCAAAGAGTTGTTCCTATAGTTAAATCATTAGAAGGAGTTGCAGATTTTCATTTACCATATTATCAACCATATCATATGGTTCGAAATCAACCTGCAAATTCTCCGTTACTTTCCGACAACCACGCCGATCCATTGACACTTATAATCCGTCCTACAGTCAATTTCCCTTACTACTTTTCAAGAGCAGTAGGTGATGATTTTAGTGCTGGTTATTTATGTGGATTACCACCATTTACAATTACAGGAAGTATAGCTGCACGATTACCTCCTCGCTTACCATAAATATTTCTTATTCTGGTGTATAACCACTATTGTTAAAGACCAATGGGAAGATTAATTTCAACCCTCGAAAATCTGCAATTTTAGTGGACTCACTAATGGCATTACGTCAAAGTGAATAAGAAAGATCCCGTTCCTCAGCCTACGGTTAAATCTGCTGAATCTTTATACCCAACCAACTTCTCATTATTTTGGTGAACTTCTCTTAATAAATAAGACCAACGGAAAGATTAATTTCAATCCTCGAAAATCTTATTTATTAAAGGAAACACTAAGTGGTAATTGCTCCCAAGTGAATAATGAAACCCTGTTATTTGACACACAGTAAAAGCAGTCAAAAAATTCGCACTCTACCTTCAGTAGTGTTCGTCTTATCTTACATAACTCACAGTGGGTTTTAGTCTTAACGCTAAAATACTCTGTTCAATATTAATTTTAAGAAATCGTCACTTTCATTTCATCTCCGAAAGTCTTTTCCAAATTACAACCGAAC